ATCTGCGCCACCTTGCCTGTGCCTGCCCCCAGAAGAAAGGCATAGATAAATGTCTTGGCGTCATCCCGTGTGATGTGTGACATACCTAGTGCCTTACGATTAAGGTTGTGTATGTCAGTATCATCCTCTTTCTTTCCTGACACAATAGCGTGTACATATTCCTCTGACTTCATCAGGTGTGCAAGTACACGTAGCTGGATGCCCTCAGCATCAGTACCCACTAGGTAGTTACCTTCCTCCACACCCCATAGCTCACGCATCTGCCCATCATACCTAGCCTTAACTTCCTCGACTGCTGACCTAGGTGTACCTCTAAACTCAGATGGTACGTTAGCTTGGTTGGGTGCTGAGTGTGCCATGCGTCCTGTCCATGCACCAAGGTGAGTAAACCTTCCATGAATACGGTGATCGTCCTTACAGTGTCCAAGCCACTCAACCAGTGAGCTTCTCCTACCTTCAAGGGTCAACCACTCAGCTAATCGTTTACCACCCTCAGGGGCTGTCTCTGGCAGTGTCTGAAGGTTTGCCTCAGATAGAGTCCATCCGTACCTAGCAAATTTATCTCCACGATCTTTTGTTTTTCTCTCTGTCATAAGTAATATGTCCCTTTGTTTTCTCGTATGGTGTCCAGCCTGCATCCCAAAGTCTTTCGATACGCATCTTAGGGGAGGCTGGATTGAATGGTATTAATTCATAGCAAACTAGGTCAGGAGGATTGACTGACCAATCAACCACTGTCTTAGGGTACTTCTCCCTAGCTCTGACAACAGTGGTGGTAACGCTACCATCCTTCTTCTTGCGGTACTTAAGTCTGTTGACCTCCTCTAATTGCGGAGGGAAGTCATCTTGGAAGCTATCAGTTAGTACAAACATCCTTAACTCAATGTCATCTAGCAGATGTTCAGCCCTATCCCTGTCGAAGTAGAACCCATGTGCTGTCATCTCCTCGCATAGTATCTGTATGTCATGCTCACATCGTACTGAGTCAGCCCAATCAGGGTCAAAGATAGTCTGTTTAAACCTGTTGTATAGTAAACTTGTGACCTCTACATCTTGGTGGCAGTAGGTAATCATCTCCTGTGTTAACACCTCGAACTGATCGAAGCCTATCTTAAACTCACCAATACGCTGACCCCATGCCTTGAGGCTATGTCCTCCTTGTATACCGTAGTCTATCAGGCGTGACATGATGAGAGTATCTATCACATGTGCAGGGTTAATCAGATCAGGCTGTACTAATTTATTTATAACTCGTACATCAAAACCAATACCATTATGAAAAACAAAACGGTCAACAGTTGAACAGAACTTAACAAACCTATACCTTTCTTCTTCTATTGTGCAGACATTAAGGAACTCATACTTCTCCTTTGTGTCAACATCCTTAGCACAGATGACATGTATCTTAGTCGCATCCAGTGCATCTGTTTCAATATCCATAGCTGCAATTCTCATTTAGTCCTCACCAACATCCCTAGCCAAAGAGTTGTGACAATTTCCCAAGGCCAAGTGACTGCCTTAAACCTAAGGGTGAATAAACTGTATGGCTGTTCAAGTATAATATATATTGCCTTCAACATGACGTAGTGATTAACCACACCTAGTAGGTAGGCAAAGGAAACAACGTAGACCAGTGGGTCATAGCCAAACAAATCCATTAGTAGTCACCATATTTTTCTGATAAAGTAAAGCTATCTGTGTTAAACTTTAGCTGACCTGCGTAACCTGTCGGGCCTACTGGCCTGTTCTTTGTGACAAGAAGCTTAGTTGTGTTGCGTTCATCCTTATCTTCTGACATCTTATCACGCTGTAATTCAACAACAACTGATGCTCTCTGCTCAATCATACGACAGTACTTAACTGCACCATCATCATTGGTGTGTCCGATAGTGATGATACCTACGCCTAACTCAGCGGCTAACTTAGATAGTCTGACAGATAGGTCAGCTAAGAATTGTTCCTTGCTCTCATCACCACCCATGTTGGCAGCAATATCCTGTATTGGTTCAAAGAATATATACTGTACACCACAAGCCTGTGATAGATACCTGATGTGGCCTAGTAGGTCTAGCGGATCGTCCTCATCATTCAAGAAGAATTGGTATAGTCTCTCATCCTTGGTTAACTTAATGATAGCATCCTCTACCCTCTGCTCTGCCTGTGCCTCAGCTATCAGGTCTTTGCGTGTTAGGTTCTGCTTCAATTCATATGACACCAAGCCTAGTAGTGACCTCAGTTTAGTTTCTTCCATGTGCCATGCTGCAATGCGTACCTCAGGGTGGTTGGTAAGGATGTGGTACTCTAAGTAACGCATGAACTCAGTCTTACCTATGCCTGTCTGTGCCTTGAACAGTGTGAAGTGTCCCTGCATTAGGCCCATGCATAGGTCATCGAAGTCTTGTATGCCTGTCTCAACATACACATGGCTGTCGCTGTTGTTGTACATCTTTAAGAATTGATCTGATGTGTTGATGATATTCTCAGGCGTATACTTCTTAGCATTGAACCATGCATTGTAGAATGCGTTACGTTCACCAGCCTCTAAGAACTCATTAGCATCCTTGTACTTGTCATGCTGTACACGGTACACCTTGTTAGGGAATAGGTTAGCTATCCGCTGAGCTACAGCATTACCCTGCTCATCATGCTCAATGGATAGTATAATCTTTTCGAACGATCCTATCCACTCAGATACCTTAGCCCATAACTTACTGGACGGTGTGGCTGATGGCAGTGACACAAAGGCAGATGAATACTTGGGGTTGTTACACATCTGATAGGCTGACATAGCATCTAGCTCACCCTCAGTTATGGTGACAATCTTACCTGACCCTGCGTTCCATAGGTTCATACCAAATAACTCATCTGACTTAAGGTTCAACGCCCTAAATTCTTTTGGGAAAAATCTAGTCTTGATGCCGCCTGATGGGTATGGGTAGTCCTGCTTGATCTCTTTACCCTTGCTATCAACGTACGTCTTTACGTTATAAAATTTCATGGTGTCTTGGCCTATTGACCTGACCGTGCGGTATACTGGTGTGAGTAACTCAGTAGGTACTGTCTTAATCTGTGTCTGTTGTGGCATCATGGCCCAATCATCCTTATCTTTCCCCATCGTGGGGTATGTTTCCTCAGCCCAATCAAACTTAGCATCCTTTGACTTGGGGTATTTTCTTTCACAACTGTGACACCTACCCGAACAACTGACAGTGTTGTAGCTGAACCCATCACTGCTACTGCAGTCTTGGTAGGGGCATTCTTTGTGGCTTAACCAATTCATAATATGTGATCCCAATAATCTTGTGTGAACATATCTATGATGACAAGTATCTCCTTAGGTGTCAAGGTAGAAAGTGAAACTATCTTATCGTTGTCATCATACAACTCAACGATAGAAAACTCAGGCTCGTGCTGTACCTCAAACGTAGTACCTGTGTCACCCCATGTATCCCATAACCCTGCACCATCCTCCCATAGTTGACCTATGACAGTAAGCTCACGGCCCTCCCTTCTAATATTAGTTTCATAGTCCATGCTTTTTCCTCTTGACAGATGTTAAAATGCTGTTACCCTAGGGCTTGTCCCTAACAAGGGTTCTATAGGTTATATCCCTTAGGTATCATTACTGATAGACATTCCCCTAGCTCCTCCTCATACTGTTGGACACGTTCACTTTCCTTCAGCCAATCAGCATCATCAACTACTTCAATGTTTCTTATCTGACTTGTGCGTATAGGTGTCTTATGCTTTTCCTTATCCATCTCAATCTACCTTTGTCCATATGGGTTCTTCTGATATCTTAGCATTTACATTTGGCATATCGTTATACTCTAGCACTAAATCTTTAGCCTCTTGCATACTCTTGCACGTATGGTAACAGAATAGTTCACCGTTTAAACCTGACAATAAAACTTTAATCATTCTTCTATTAACTCCTGTATTATGTACAATAACATTGCACGTTCTGCATAATATTTCGTTTTGACAATGCATCTTAAGTCTTCCTCTGAGTGAGGCAATAAGGATATGTCATCATCTATAAGCTCCCTCAATAACTTCAACTGTTCTTTTGTTATCTGTAGATTTATCATTTGCCTATCTCCTCCTTAGTTGTACAACTCATAAGCTGTATTACTTTCTGCAATACCTTTGCACGGTGTGAAAATTTCTCCATTAGATTAACATCAGCAAAGTCAGGCGTATCAAATTCATCACTTTCTATTTCGTATAGTATTATATTTCTTAGTACGTCCATTTCTTCAAATGATAAGTTTATGTTATACATCTTTCTTTCTCCCTATGAATAGTAAAAGGCTGGCTTGTCATCTTGTTCAAGCTTAAGGTTTAAGGTACTACGTCTGACACCAATTAAAATAGAGGCATCAAGAGCAACAACATGATACATACCATCGCCATTCCGAATTGCCAAAGCTTCTTTCTTTCCATCAACACCGTCAAGAAAGCAGTCAATGGCGTGATTGTCAGCTTTTGCTAATATTATTTTTGCATATGTCATTATACACCTACCCACTTTCTTGCCTTGGCAATCACCCACTGCAAATCATCAGCATCAATACCAGATACCACACCGTCATAGTAATCCTCTTGTTTCTGTTCGTATGTAGCATCGTGCCACCATTGACCTGAGTTAACTAACTGACCCAAAGTATCAAGCAAAGCCACCTCAACTTGGAACCCCCTCAGTGACCCACTACCCACACCTTGTACTATACTCAGCATATGCCCACGCTTACCAATAGGTAGCGTAATGTTTTGTTGTTTCATTGTTATATTTCCTCTAGGTTAAGTTATCTAGAGACACCATAAACAAGGTGTCTCCGATAAGTCAATCCCTATACGTCAACTACAAAACCTGACATATCTTGCTTGGCCTTGCCCTTGGCATACAATGCGACAATGTGACCACCCTTAGGGTCTAGTATACGTAGATCATCCACGTCGCCGTTGATTACGGGCAACCCTGCCCACGTGTTAACATAGTCAAAGGCCTTTCTAAACACTGTTGCCACGTTCATCCCACGGTCAAGAGCTGTTTGCATCATGGCTGCATACTTAGGCGATGCATTAGAATATGACCACGTTAAATGGTAGTTATCTATATGCGACGTGTTGCGGTTGGCGATTTTAGTATAGTCATAGAATTGAACACGTGGGAACAAATCAAAGATTGTAAGGCCGTCAAGCTTGACCAATTCCCAACGTATGTCAGTGGTACCATTCAAACGAATGACAGGTTGAATACCACGCTTGTTGCAATACGTTTGAAACCTAGCAATATCTTGCATGAGTTGTGTCATGAACCCTTCACGGTCACGGTAAAACCATTGTGCCTTACGTTCACGGGCAGCTTGCACACAATTCATTGCACCACGCCCTGCAGTATTCAGGCAAGCTTTAATACATCCAGCTTGTTCAGCCATACTACAGCTGTTGAATGTTTTATTACCAACGGTAACTTTCCACGGTGTCATGTAAACAATGCCTGTCAGATATTCAGAACCATCACCTTTGACAGTCTTTGCGTTTGTTCCCACACCAATGAGCTTGTAGTTTGACATAGTATTACCCTTTCAAGGTTTTGGTTTATCTAGAGACACCATAAGCAAGGTGCCTCCGATAAGTCAACCTCCTTATACAAATAAATCTGTTACATGTCTCACTAGATATGTCTTGTTCGATCCTACCATTGCTCTGAATACATCCTTACCTTTAAATTTACCTTTTGTTAACTGTAGCCAATACCCACAATCGTCTTGTTGTACTTTATGTTCAGGCCTACTGGCATTTACATTGAGAGCCTTAACCATTGCCTTTACATCTGCCTTAGTCGTTACGAATGTTTCATACTTTAGCGCCATTGTGATACTCCTTAGGTTAAATTATCTAGAGACACCTTGGACATGGTGCCTCCGATAAGTCAACCCTTAATTAATATCCTAACCATCCTAACACATCCTCAGCTAAATACTCTTTCTTCTCTCCTTTCCATGTCACAAACTCTATCCAATCACATGTTACGCCGTGATCTTTAAACTCTTTGTAAGCTCTATCTTTGGTGATTGTCATTCCCTCAGCTGATTCCAAGTATGTCATTCTATTGATCCTTTGTTTTAAGTTGTGACCAATTAAGAGCAGATACAATTCATATTGTCAACAA